AACAATTGAAATAGAAAAACACGGTTCTTATTATTATAAAGAAACCTGTCCTACTTGTGGCTGTATTTTTAATTTTGACCCTCATAGTTTAGGTTTTAGTTATGATAATATTGGAGAAGAAAATGAAACTAAAACAGAATGGATTTATTGTCCAGAGTGCGCGCATAAACTAGCATGGCAAGAAGGATACCATAAAAAATTAAATTATTAATGCGTTCGTACCGAATCGGCAAACGGCGTGGTCTGCAAAACCATTGATAGCGGGATCGACACCCGCCGAACGCTCCATTTATAACAAAATATAATAATTTTCACTTTAAAATCCCACTTCTAACGCACGGGAAACCGTGCGTTTTTTCTATTTGACTTTAAATAGAAATTATAGTATAATAAATATAGAAAAGAAAGGAGTCAGTTATATGAATATCAACATTATATACCCTCAATTACTAGATACAGGTAAAAATTTTGAAAGAATTAAAAACATCACAGATTTTGCAGAAAAACGTCACGGAGTGTCTTTTAGACTTGATGACGGAACATATATGTTTTTATCTTACCATAATATAATTGGCTTCTGTCTTACGGAGGAAGATAAAAATGACACTTGATGAATGTAGAGTAGAAACTCAAAAGCACATTGATAAAGTGCGTAAATATATCCGCTTCTTTACAGATAAACTAACTTCGCGCGGCGAAAATCACGATGCTAGTAAAATGGAAAGCCCAGAAGTTGAATTATTTGCTGAACATACAGAACGTTTAAATGAAATTGAGTATGGTTCTGATGAATATAAAGCTGAATTAGAAGCTTTAAAGCCTGCGTTAGACCATCATTACGCAGTTAATTCACATCACCCAGAACACTGGCCTAACGGTATAAACGATATGTCTCTTTGGGATATTTGTGAAATGTTTTGTGATTGGAAAGCTTCATCAGAACGTAGCCGCGCAGGAAATATTTTAAAATCTATTGAGACTAATACAGAACGTTTTAAAATTGATAATCAATTAAAACAAATTTTAATTAATACAGCGAGACTAATGGATGAACACGAATAAATAGGAGTATAAAATAATGAGATTTTTTGATAAAATTAATCATATTGTAAAATTAACACCTAATACTACTAAAGAACAAGCAGAAGAATATCTTTTTTCTCCAAAAGAAGAAAAAGAAATGCGAAATTTAATAACTTCATCCGATCTTTGGCTGCGGCCAAATGATGATGTAGAATTTGTAGTTCCATTGTTTGACGCGCGCAAACATTATAAACATTTAAAGAAGCAAATTTGGAAATTTTCGCATAAATAATATTTGACTTTTAATAAAAATTTTGTTATAATAATATTGTAAGAAAGAATAAGAGCCCTAGTCCAGGGCTGACCAAATGAAAAGGAGATTTAAAATTATGGCTAATTTCAATCAGGTAGTTTCTAACTTTGTTGCTTCTCAGAACTCTTATCCTACTCGTAAGAGTAATTCCAATACCCGCACTTCTCTTGTTAATGCTATGAAGCAGGAAAATAACTTTAAGTATACCGAAAATGGCGCAGTAGCTAAGGCATCTACTATGTCCAAGCTATACGATCTATTCGCGCTTGGTGGCTCCTATCGCTCTCGCACCGAAAGTGATTGTATCGTTCTTTTCAAGAACGCATACCAGGAGCACGCTGCCTATGCCCTAAAGTGCCTATGGTATCTTCGTGATATTCTTGAGGGCCAGGGTGAGCGTCGTTTCTTCCGTGTTTGCCTAAAGTGGCTTGCTAACTACGATAAGCAGGCCGTGCTACGCAATCTGGAGACTATTGCCCGTGATGGCTTTGGTCGCTGGGATGATCTATTTGTCCTCTTTGATACTCCTTGTGAGGATGCCGTTATGAAGCTGATTGAGAATCAGCTTGTTAACGACCTAAAGGCGTATCAGGCTGGCGCTGCCGTATCTCTACTTGGCAAGTGGATTCCTTCCGAGAATTCTTCCTCTGCCAAGACCAAGCATAATGCTCGTCGCATTATTGCTGCTCTTCACGTATCTCCACGCGACTATCGTAAGACCATATCTGCTCTACGTGAACGCATTCACGTGGTAGAACGTCTTATGTCTCAGAATCGGTGGGATGAAATTGATTTCTCCCATCTACCTTCTCGCGCGGGTCTAATCTATCGTAAGGCTTTCGAGCGTCGCGATATGATTCAGCAGAAGTATCGTGAGTTTGCTAAGGATACCTCTACCAAGGTAAATGCTGGCAAGCTATATCCTTACGATGTTGTGCGTGAAGCCCAGAAGGTTATGAACTGTGATTCCTATTGGCATTATGGTTCTTACGAGCCTCGCCTAGACGACACCCAGCGTCTAATGGTAAACAAGTATTGGGATAATCTAAAGGATTATTTCAATGGGGCTACCCTTAACGCTATGGTTGTTTGCGATACTTCCAGCTCTATGCTAAGTGGAGCAAGCAACACCGCTTCTCCTATGCAGGTTGCTGTATCTCTAGCAATGTATGCCGCTGAGCGGGCTAATGGGCCTTTCCGCAACCACTATATTAGTTTCAGCCGTAACGCTCGTCTAGTAGAGGTTGTTGGCGCAGATTTCTGCGATAAGGTTTCTCGTATTATTCGCTCCAATGTGTGCGAAAATACTAACCTTGAAAGCGTATTCGACCTAGTGCTGAATACTGCTATGCAGTATCATCTACCTCGTAACGCTATGCCCAAGACCCTAGTCGTAGTAAGTGATATGGAAGTAGACCGTTCTGCGGGAATTTCTAATCGCAAGGAAACCTTTATGGAGTCTATGCGTCGTAAGTGGGCTCAGAAGTGCAACAACCGCTATGAGTTCCCCAATGTGGTTTTCTGGAATGTATCTGCTCGCAACGATACTTTCCTAGACGACCCTAAGAGTGGTATTACCTTCGTATCTGGTTGCAGTCCTGTACTGTTTGAGCAGATTATGTCTGGTAAGACCAGCTTCGATCTTATGATGGATAAGCTTAACGCAGAGCGTTATAAGGCTATTCATTAAGCTCAAATATAAATTTGAGATGGAGAAATCCATCTCTTTTTTATTTGACTTATTATAAAAATTTTGATATAATATTTATAGAAAGGATGAGGAAAATGAACTATTACATTTATTTGGATGATGTGCGCGAAGATGATACTTGGTTTCGACAGCATTTGAATACCGAGCATTGGGTTCCTTGTGTTGTTCGTTCTTATGAGGAAGTAATTCACATTCTTGACCATATGCAAGATTATATGGACAAGGATGAAGTACTTATTCTCGACCTCGACCACGACCTTGGCGAAACTGAAGATGGCTACAACGAACTCGCGCGCACAGGATATGATGTTTGTAAGTGGATTATTGAAAATAATTCCCAACAGCTTTATTTCCATATCCATTCTATGAATCCGGTTGGTTCCGCAAATATGCGTCAACTTCTTACTCACTATGGCTATAAGGAGATTTAATATGAGATTTGATGAATTATTAGACTCTTATCAGAGTTTACAAGAAGACTATAATATTTTAATGGAAAAATACCTAAATTTACTTAATGAACACATCACGCTTCAACAAAAATATTTAACTACTTTCACGCCAAGAAATCCAGAAGATGCTTATAGAGAGGATTTTTAAAAATCAATTTTTAGAAAATAATTTCTTGACTTCTACTAAAAATTTTGATATAATTATTATAATAAGAGAAAAGGAGAATAAAATAGTGGAAAAGTATAGACCTATTTATAGAGATATTCACGATTGGGCAATTCTGGATGAACGAGTTATTCACGATTTTTCTGAAGCGGAGCTTCCTATTAAAATCGTAGAAGTGCTAATTGGAACCCTTCACTACGAAACGGTAGATTTTAATCAGCATTATGAAGAGCGCCGAACCCCTATTATTCGCTGGCTTACTCGCGCAGAATATGATTATCTTTGCGCGAATGAGGGCGTTATAATTTGGTAAGAAAGGATAATCAAAATGCGTAAGTATGAAAAAATTGATACTCTCTATACTCGTGATATTGAGGGCACTAAAAAGCTAATGCCAGGTATTTTTCGTGACCCAACCATTGAGTTTCTTCAATATTGCGATTGGGTATGGACTGAAAAGGTAGATGGCACTAATATTCGTGTATGCTGGGACGGCCATACTGTTACTTTTGGCGGTCGCACTGATAACGCTTCTATTCCTGCAGAACTTGTTACTCGTCTAAATGAGTTATTTGGTGGCGAAACCAATGCCCAAATTTTTGAGCAAGCTTTCGGCGATAAGGAAGTTATTCTATTTGGCGAAGGTTATGGCCGTAAAATTCAGAAGGGCGGTGGCAAGTATATTGCCGATGGCGTTGATTTTATTCTATTTGATGTTCTAATTGGCGAAAACTATCAAGAACGTGAATGGGTTGAAAGCACCGCCAAGATGTTTGGTATTAAGGTTGTTCCGATTGTAGGCGGTGGTTCTCTTGAAGATGCTGTAAATTATGTTAAAAAGCATCCCGATTCAGTAATCGCAGAAGATAAGCGTGAAATGGAAGGTATTGTTTGTCGGCCTGCGGTTGAGCTGCGTGATCGTCGTGGTGATCGTATTATTGTTAAGATCAAGTGGGAAGACATAAGGGAGCTTATTTAATATGTTAGTAAGATATAAGGTTCAATATTGGGATGAAATTGAGCATTCTATTCAGAATGAGCAAGGTTTTGTCATTGGCGAGAATCTAGGTAACGCAGTTAATCGCGTTTGTGATTGGTATGGTAAAACTAATATCTCTGAAATTTCCGTTTACGAATGTGAAGAAGTTTTAACAGATGAAGAAATTAGAGATATACTATCAGAGGAATAATATCTAATATTTGACAGCGTATAAAAATTCTGATATAATATTTATACAAGGTGAGGGAACTCACCAATAATGCGGAGTGGCCAAGTAGTTAAGGCAATTGGCTCATACCCAATAGATCATGGGCGCACATCCCATCTCCGCAACCATACAACGAACAGGCGTTGTAAAATATCCTGTAACCGCAAGAGTGATTGATACTAGTCTAAGTGGTCTCAACGGCGGAATATAAATAGGCAAAACCAAATTAGTATTATAGAGCAATTGACGTCTAGACTTTCAGCTAAGCTCTTCGCGGTTGCCCGCAAAATAGGTAGGCGTGCTATAACAGCATTGTCAAAAAATGGTGAAGGAAGTCAGTCACCAGATGGGAAGGGAACCGAGTTATGCTCTTCCAGTGAGTGGGAGTCATGACCAACAATAGTCTGAACGCGGGATATTTCGTCGCCGCACTGGTGTTCAACCGGTTGATTTGCGCAATTAAGTCGTTAGGAGCGACCCCAGAGGGCAAACTGGGTTATCAAAGGGCCACTTGGCACCCTATCCCGAGCGTCTACGTCGCGGTGCTACTAGTAAGGGGACTTTGACGAAAGTCTCCTGAACCAAGAGGGAACTTCTTCGTCGGTTCTAGGTGAGGGAAATCGACCGGAATTGTATAACGAAAAAACAGTAACCATTCTGTATACACGGTATTCTAGGTTTGCCGTTAATGTAGTGGGTATACACACTATAATCTAAACCCCAGTATATGTTGCAAACGACCTGGGCATACAAAGTCGTTAGAAAGGCACTTTATCCCAAACCTCCACGTGGTAGTGCTGGACTGACACTGAGTAGGATCTACGTGATTGCGAAAAGGTCTACTAAGAGGGAACTAGGAGGCTGTGACCAGGGTTATGGGTCTGACAGTCCGAGTAATGACCGTTGAAGCCATTCGGTGCGAATAAGTAAGTGGCGCCGTTAAAGCAATGGATGCATACATTGCCCACTTCATTTATTGATTCGGGAGGAAGTGTCCGTAGATGAATTTCTCGGAGTAATCGCCATAATCGAATCAGCCGTGCGGCTGGCTTAAAGCCGCGATATGCTCGGTTAGTGCAAAGGTCAGCACACAGCCCTTTCAAGGCTGTGATTCGGGTTCAAGTCCCGAACCGAGTACCACTCTCTTATAAAGAGACCACTTGCATCCACGCAGTTTACAGTCTGCGTTATCAAAACTGTTATATGGGCTGATAGTTTAATGGTAGAACATATGCTTTGCACGCATAAAATCGGGATTCGATTTCCCGTCGGTCCACCACTATAAAGAAAGAGAAGCGAAGGAGTAATTAACCTTTGAGATAACAATGCCCTTACATTGAGTCTTTCTTTAAATAAAATATTATAAGGGTGATATTTATGTATGGACTTATTTATAAAATTACAAATGATGTTAATCAGTATTGTTATATTGGACAAACAACAACTTCTTTATCTCATAGATGGTCGGAACATAAACAAAGTGTTAATGATTTAAAAAAGAATAATAAATTATATACTGCTATGAGACAAATAGGATTAGATCATTTTAAAATCTCTATTATTGAAGAATTTTCAGATATTTCAGAAGAAGAATTAGACCAAAAAGAGCAATATTGGATAGAATATTTTAATAGTTTTTATAACGGTTATAATAGTACAAAAGGCGGAACTTTTGGTAGCCGAAATATAAAAGCTATTTTATGTTATACTTTATCGGGAAAATTTTATAAAAGATATGAAACTGTTCAAAAAGCTTCTGTAGATTTAGGTATTAATTATGATTCTATTATTGTATATTTGTCTAATCAAGAACAAGAAAGTTGTGGTGGTTTTCAATTCAAATATGAAAATTCTAATAGAATTATAAAAAATTTTTCTGATTTAAAAGATTTTACCGCGAAAAAACTTTTTTGGATTCAATACGATTTAAATGGAAAGTACCTTAATCATTTTTTAAGTATTAAAGAAGCAAGCGAAAAAACAGGATGTTTAGAAAGTGGAATTGTTCGTTGTGCTAAAAAACAATTAAAATATACCAATAATTTTATTTGGAAAATTGGTTTTTTAGGCGAAGAAATTCCTAAAATAATTGAAATAGCTCCAATTACTAATACTAAAAAAGGAATACGCAGAAAAATAATCCATATTAATAAAGAAGGAGAACAAATTCATTATAAAAGCTTATCAGAAGCGGCGAGACAAACAAATCGTAGTCGTCATCAAATTACTTATAATTGTGATATATACCCAAAGTCTACTTTAAATGGAGAGTGGTTTAAGTATGCAGAAAGATAATGGTTATTATAGATACCAGCATAAGAAACACGCTTTAAGGCATAAAAATATTACTCGATTTGTTTATAAAATTGAAGATTATTTTTCCGATTTTAACAGATACGATTCCTTCAAAATTCATTGTTCCTGCCCAATGTGTAGCGCGAAAACTAATAATAAAAAGCATAACGGCCCACGTGGATGGGAGCCTTCAAAAAATTGGTCTATTTCAGATCAAAAGAAAATTAATAGTATGGAAAGTCAAGTTGAGGAATTAAATACTTGACTTTTTTCTTAAATTCTGCTATAATATGAATTAAAGGTAGGCCCAGGCCTATTTAAATAAAGCGAGGTGTGTATATTATGGCAGTAGATAATAAATTTACCGCAACCGATTTAAAAGAAATGCAAAAATGGTCTCTCGAACACAAAATTGGAGTTACTCAAACTCGTATATGTGAATTTGCTAATCATTATGATAATCAAGTGTTTGTCGCCTTTAGTGGAGGAAAAGATAGCACAGTACTATTAGATTTGGCTCGCAGATGCGTTCCAGATATACCAGCTGTCTTTATTGACACAGGACTTGAATATCCAGAAGTTAAAGAATTTGTAAAATCACACGAAAATGTAGAAATTATTCGCCCGAAAAAAACTTTTAGACAAGTAATTGAAGAATTTGGTTATCCTATCGTTAGTAAAAAAATCGCTGGTTATGTAGCTACAGCAAAGCGAAACCCAGATTCCGCCCGCGCGAAATTTTTAAGCGGCGAATATGATAGTAAGATTTTTGGATTTGGAGATGGCAAATGGAATTTTCTTGTTGACGCACCATTTAAAATAAGTGATTATTGTTGCGATGTAATGAAGAAACAGCCAAATCATCATTATTCAAAAGAAACTGGTCGCTATCCAATTCTTGGAACATTAGCTAGTGAATCCATTGCTCGTCGTAATGAGTGGATGCGTAGTGGATGTAATTTATTTGATAGTAAAAAACCAACTTCTAAGCCATTATCTTTTTGGACAGACAACGATATTTTTGAATATATTAAACGCTATGATGTGCCATACTGTTCTTTATATGGAGATATTGTAAAAGATAAAAAAGGTAATTGGACTACTACTGGAATTAATAGGACAGGCTGTATTTTCTGTGGCTTTGGTTGCCATCGAGAAAAGTGCCCAAATAGATTTCAGCAATTAAAAGAAACTCACCCAAAAATTTGGGAATATTGTATGAAAGATTGGGATGAAGGCGGTCTTGGTATGCGTGAAGTTCTAGAGTATATCAACGTCCCCGTAGAGTAAAATATGTTAACTTGGGATGATTTTAAATGCGAATCACCACACATTTCTCGTCATCGTATAGATAACTGCGGAGATTATAGCGAAATGTGGTGTGGACGATTAGAAAAATATATCGAAAATTGTGATAATTGTCCTTTTAATGAAAAAGAAAAAGCAATGCGAACAGACCCTAATAGTTATCAAAAATGGTTAAAATTACACAATAAAAATAGTTGACTTTTTATAAAAATTAATGTATAATTATTATAGAAAGGGTGAGATAAGTGAATTGGAAAACTTCTCAGAATCGTAAGACCCATCAGCGCGCACTTAATGCTTTAGCGCGAAAAATTAATAAGGATGTAAAAAATGATCCAATGTGGAAGGGTCGTTATTGCGTTCGACAATATAAAGCGTGGTGGCGACCATATTGGGAAGAGCCCGATTATTATGTTTTCTACGCCCAATTCATTTTGTATGACAAGAAAACTCATAAAACTTATCTCACCGATATTAAATCTGCCAATGATTGGCAATTTCTTGGTGGATATAAATTATGGCGAGAAATGAACGACTTCATCCTTGATAGTGGAGTTTGGCAAGAAGAACCTCATATTACTTACGAAAACACAGCGGATTTTCGGAATGTAATAGTTTAAAGGGAACAACTATGATTAAAATTATTAAACACGGCCACGCACAGTATAAAATGACTTGTAGATTCTGCGAGTGTATTTTTACTTTTGAAGATGAAGATATTAAAAATAATGGCTGTCAGTGGGATTGGTTTGAATGGATAGTATGTCCAGAATGTAATCGTCAGAATGAAATTTATGATAAAAAGAAACTTGAACACCATCCTTATAATTGACTTCTTTTAAAAATTATAGTATAATATATATAGTTAAGGGAAAGGAGATAAATTATTTATGGATTATTTAGATGATTTTCTTGTTGGCCCGCAGAGCGATGAATACGAATATGAGTTGTATGATATTCCTGACCCAGAATGGGACAGGAGATGTCAGGGATTGGATAAACTAATGTTTGACAAGTAATAAAAATTATGTTATAATTTTTATAGAAACAAGGAAAGGATAATAACTAATGGTAGTAAGAGCACGTTGTATTAGTAATGATGTAAATACTTGGCTTATTGGTATTATCGGTACAGCTATTGGAACAAAAACTAAAGATAACGCAATGTTTTACCCTGACAATTCAGAGCCTGTATATCGTTCTGTAATTCCTTGGGAAAATCTTGAAATCATTGAAGAAAGGAATGATTCGCGTGCGTAAGACTTCTCACCATATTGTATTTTCTTCTTCTTGGAGCCGCCGTAAGCAGGCAGAGATGCTTGATGAATGGCAGTAAACGGCGAGGTTTTGAGTATATAAATACTCTTTTATATAACACAAATCGCGGCCAAAATAAGCTCGCCACCGTTATCTCTTGTATTAAATGTACAAGGAGCCCTGCACGAGATGCGCGGCATAAGCAATGAAATTATTGCTCTTCTGGTATGGAGTAAATAATGGAGTTTGTTGTGGGTTGTAAGTGTAAACCGCAAACCAGAAAAGAAAACTTACAATGGGCTGGTAGAAATACCCTGGTCCACCTAGAAGTAGGACATTGACCTACGGTTGCGGCGAACAACGATAAAAATCGCCATTTATGGCCACATAGACCAACTGGCAGAGTCAAGAGACTTAAAATCTCTGTAGTGTGGGTCCGAATCCCACTGTGGCTACCATTATGGGGCATTGGACTTATGCGAATTGGCACAGCAGGCGGACTCAAAATCCGCGTCTTTCGGGGTTCGAATCCCCGATGCCCTACCATTTGACTTTCTTCCAAAATTATAATATAATAATTATAGTAAAGGGAAAGGAATTAACAAGATGTTTTATTATGAAGATACTCATATGAACCACGATTGCTTTAATTGTTCTTATTCATTTGTAACCGACGAAGATGATGAATTACATTGCCCTTTTCGTAGAGGTAAACCAGTAAATGAAGATGATTGGTGTGAGGAGTGGAATTAATATGAAAATTCTTATTCTTAATAAAGATGAAGAAAAAGCTTTGACTAAAATGCTTTCTGATTCTGTTATAAATGGCACTTGTCACGACTATTGGCTTACAACTATCCTAGAAAAAATAAGTGCAGGAGCATATGAAAATGCTTTTGCAAAAGCTAAATAATTGACTTTTAGCAGAAAATCTGCTATAATAAATATGTAAGACGACAGGAACAGCAATTAAATAAAATAAATGTATTTAATTGATATTGATGGGTTAATTTAATTAAAAGATTTTATTGAACTGTCGTGCTGATTGAAATTAAAGGCGGACACAGCAATTTAATTTTAAGTAATAATCTGTTAAATTATCGCACTTAATAACTAACCGCCTAGAATTTATGTGCCCGTGGCGCAACTTGGCAGACGCGCTACACTTAGGATGTAGATTTTCAGAGTTCAAATCTCTGCGGGCGCACCAGTCACCTCCCGCCTATGTGTGACAAGTCGCGTTAACACTCGTTTGTTAGCTACGCTCGGAAAACGCGACTATAAAATATAAAGAAGCGAGGCCAACGGCTTGAACCGTATGTCAAGACCGCAGTAACTATCACATTCTAGGAGTCTTGACAACGGTATTAGACTTAATACTCCCCGAAGGCGCGCGAACAAATCCTAGGATGTTTTAATGGTATCAAGTGAAGAGCCTTCTCGTGGCGATACTGATTTCGACCAATCTTCACAAATATTAAAAGCTAATATTTGACTTTTTCTGAAAATTCTGGTATAATAATTACAGAAACAAGGAAAGGAAGTAGATACCCTATTTAATAAAATAGTTGAGCCAAGTGAAGAAGAGTTAACCACTCTGCTTGGGCTACCCGAACAACAGCCATACGATTTAGCGGGATACTACTAAATCGCGGCCGCGAAATCAGTAATGATTAGCGATAAGGAGAAACTCCAAATGTTAAGGGTAGGCGCTTGGTTATCCGCTAACAAAAGCACGATTCCTCACGGCATCATAATAGAAGTCAAGCGTTAAAAGCGTAGACCGAATCCTAGTTAGGGTTTAGCTGGTGACTGTTATCAAACCTAGGAAAGACCAACAAGATGCTATTGTCGTTGAAACCTAGAAATAGGCTATAAGTGAGGTTTACGGTAAAAGTAGCTCAAAATGACAACAAGTTCTGGTATTAGAACAAATAAAACGTATTTGTAATAATAGAGGAATTTGCTGAATGGTTTGGGTGAAATTTGGAAGTAGTCAATCTTCCCGTTGCTGGCCGAAAGGCAGGGTGAAGAAGTTAAAGGGTCGCTACCTTTGGCTCAGCCTTCATCTTCAACGTGGCTGAATATGTTAGAAGGATAATACAAGTATGGCGAAGGTCACAACAATTTTATTAAATAGGGTATTTGCCCTAGACTTTAAGGTAGCATTGGAGTAATTAACCAATGAGACAAAGATGCTCCTACATCGGCTTAAAGTTTAAAATATAATCATAGGAGTGATTTATATGGCGTATATTTATAAGATTACTAATGACATAAATAATAAAATTTATATTGGAAAAACTACCGAAACCATTAATGAAAGGTGGAAAGAGCATTGTAGAGACTACCAAAAAACTCGTTGTGAAAAGCGTCCTTTATATGACGCAATGAATAAATATGGAATAGAACATTTTCGCATCGAAGAAGTTGAAACAATTAATGATATTTCTATTTTAAATGACAGAGAGCAATATTGGATAGAATATTATAATTCTTTTAAAGATGGTTATAATGCTACAAAAGGCGGCGATGGAAAAATTTATTTAGATTATGACTTAATTTATAATACTTGGCTACAAGGATATTCTATCAGCGAAACTGCTAAACGAGTAGGCTGTCATGAAGATAGTGTTGTAAGAATCTTACAAAATTTAAATATTTCTAAAAAAGAACGTTGGCAACACGCAATAAAATCAATGAGCAAACCAGTTTGTAAAATTGATAAAGATACTGATAAAATAATAGAGATTTATCCTTCTGTGAGAGAAGCAGAACGAGCGAATAATTATTCTAAAAATCATATTTCTCCAGTGTGTCAAGGTAAAAAAACATTAGCATTTGGTTATAAATGGAAATTTTTAAAAGATATGCCGGTCTAGCGTAGTGGCCACGCGGCGGTCTGTTAAACCGTTATAGGTAGGTTCAAATCCTACGGCCGGCGCCATAGTCACATAGAGGACTTATTCTCTATGCTTGCTCAACGTCCCACTTATGTGAACGCGCGAAGTCACATAAGAGAGTCGACCCTTCCGAAGTACGAAGGGACCCCTAAAATGGTCTGTGGGGATAAACGGCTTCATGAACCGTCTAATGTAGTTGACAAAGAGTGTAGGTTCGTTAGGCTCCTAAGAAAAGCCTATCACCATCACGATAGCAAATAAGTGAATAAACGGATGTGCGGTTGGCTGACCTTAAAGCTATTCTAATCTAGAGGAGAATAAAAATATGAATGATGTACGTCTAAAGATTCTACCGCCTTGGACAATTGTAATCCGTAAGTTTGAGGCTCTATTTGATGGCGATCCACAAATTGCCTGTAATTGCAACTTTA